AGGATCCTCAGCAAACTCAAAGAACTTCTCAACCGTTCTTCCAAGCAATGTCTGAACAACAAAGTTTAAAAGATTATCAAAGAAACCTTGAAATGGTGCAAGAACTTTTTTTGATTTTTCTAAGATTGTTTCTTTTTGCTTTGTATCCTCTAATTTATTTTCTCTATTCCTTCTCCTCTGATTTTCTGCTGTTTTTCTATTAAATCCAAATCTCTTTCGATCCAACTTCAGTTGATCTTTGATAGTCTTATTAATACTACCCAGAGATTTTTTAATGTTTGTGAATATATCAGCAACTTTTTTTGTACTCTGTTGCTCCTTTCTTTCCTCAGTTCTTTGTTGAGTAGGACTCTTCTTTTTAGCAGCAGTTCCAGGCAGTCTTTTCATACTGCCCAAGTTGGTTACATTACCAACCTTTACCTTCTTCGCTTTAGGAGCAAACCTTCCTTCTTTTGTTCTTACTCTTTTAAATTCATTCTTTAAAAGTTCTACCTCTTCATGTGGTATTCCTCTACCACCTCTACTAACTTCAATTAATTTTTCTTTTAGGATAGTAGCATAGGTACTATAATCCAGATCGAAAACATCCTCAAGACCTAATAGTCCAAGGATTCTTGAGTCGATGTTTTCTCTTACTGGATTCATGCGCCTTGTTGTTGTTGCTGCTTCAGTTTTTCTTCTTCAAGATGTTGCCTCAGATACTCAATATATACGTCCCTCTCCCAGGGTATCATATTTTCAATCTCTGTTAATGAGTATTTATGATACTGCATTAGGGAAAAGTTTAGTCTATAAAAACTTTCCAGATCCATATGGATCAGGCCTATCCGAAAAAACTGGATAGTCCCTCCAGAGTGACCTCACTTTGAACATCTGTATTAGGATTTTTGACTGTCACCTTGTGAGATAACTTAGGCATTGTCTCAAAGAATTTTTCAACTTCTTTGAATTGTTGTGAATTCATTTGCTCCAAGAAATCATTCATTTCTTTCTTGGTACAATCAGATGCTGTCCAAACTTCTTCTTCACTATAAATCTTATCAATACAAGAAGTAATTAATTTGAAAGATTGATCCATCAAACTTTCCTCTTCAGAATCAAAATTGTTCTTAACAAACTGTTCCAATGATGGATACTTCATTTCCATCATTAAATTATCATCAAGTTTGATTACATTGGTATGATCTTCATTCTTGTTAACTCGAATCTCATCAATATTAATCTTTACTGGTACAGAAGTTTCTTCATCATCAGGACAAATGATTTGAAGTTCAACCTCTTCACCAACAGATTTACCACGAATATTCAAGAACAAATATTCAATATCAAAGGTAGGTAAAGAATCAATCTTGACCCCTCTAGTGATGATGCAGTTTTTAATTACTGACTTGATTGCATTAGTAATTTGCTTCTGATCATCAGATTCTAATGCAATGACTAGAAGTTTTTCTTCTTTAACTAGAAATGGTCTATACTTAATAGTCTGTTCAGTTGAAGGCAAATCCAATTCATAAATTGGAGTCGCAATCTTAGGTAAAGGCATTTTAAAAAAATTACAATTCAGTTGAAGTTATTTAGATGGTTATTTTGAGGAGAAATTATTGCCCCACAAGTCTCCGCACTTGATCCTCGTTTTGTGGTGGATTATCAGATGTTGCATCATTTTGTGAGTCATTAGCACCATCAAATCTTGCTGGAGTATAATTGGAGTTATATACTCCACTACTCACAACGTATCTACTATAAGACAATGATACTGAGACTTTCAATAGTTGAGATGCATCATATGAAATTGGCATTGAGTTAATGCTTGATGGGAACGCATCAATAAATTGATATCTCAAATACTTACCTTCAAGATTTCTTTCAAACTTAGTTATTATAAAATTTGTTCTATAATCTTTTGGATATTGCACTCTATAACTATAAGTATTTTTTAATCTATTCTCATTATCTCCAGTAATGTATGCAATCCAACTTTCAAAATATCCAATCATTTTGTAGTCTGAGTCTACATAAAATTGAAAGTCTGCTCTATCATCATACATTCTTCTATATCCATGCTTCTCAGTTACACCATGGTAGTCATTTGTAATGTCCATAGTAGCAACTGAAGATCCCGGCAAGGAAGCCTCAGAACATGATAATGTAATTAATTCATTCGATGGTTTAACAAATCCGGAAAGGGATTCTACACTTGAAGGAGACGTAAACTCACAAATATAATTTGACGTTAATGCTGGTTTGAGTAACGTACTTTTTAATTTACTAACTCCAATTTTTGATATGCCGGAGCTTTGTGCCATTTCTAAATAGTTTGGTGTATATATTATGTATGCGAGAAAATAGTAAGTATCATCAGGGAAGGTTTCACCCAAGGAATCCAGACAAATATAAGGGCGATTATAATAATATCATATACAGAAGTTCTTGGGAAGTTAAATTTATGCAGTATTGTGATAGGAATCCCGCAATACTAGAGTGGGGAAGTGAAGAATTTTTCATCCCATACTATGATCCAACATCTAGAAAAGTAAGAAGATATTTTCCAGACTTCATAATTAAAGTCCATGAGAATGACGGTAGTGTCAAAAAATATGTTGTAGAAGTAAAACCAAAAAGACAGACTATACCACCAGTAGGATCACCAAAGAAAAGGAAAAAGACTTTAATTACTGAGACTCTAACCTATGCCAAGAACATGGCAAAATGGAAAGCAGCACAAGAATGGTGTGCAGATCGTATGATGAACTTCAAGATAATAACAGAATATGAATTAGGATTATAAATATCTTTACTAACAAAAGTGCTAAGTCATAATGGCTACTGAGTCTCAAGTTATCCTCAAAAAAGTTAATTTGGTATACAAATATCAACAGAGGAGTAGTGGTGATAGAGGCAGGGTTAAAACGAGGACATCTCATGTCAACGTGATTTATGGTGTGGATAAGAGAACTGGTGTGGTTACAGCATACAGAAATAATGGTAACTCGGATCTATCCAACACCAAACCATCAGATCTTACCGCAGTCGCGATTTGGGGACCAACACGAGGAAAATCTGGTTCTTGGCAACAACTGAGAAGTGAACCCATCCCCACCTCAGCACCAAATGACCCAACGTGGAATGAACTAATAGCAAGTTCATATGGCAACGGAACCAACGAAGATGTTTTCAACGAAAATATCAAACAAGCAGTAAACGAAGATCTTAATGCTGATCAAAGAAAGTTAGTTAATTTTCCGGGAGTCAATCAAGAAAGTGTAGATACAGATGCACCTACATCAGATCAACCAACATCAGAGGAAACCGATAAGAGTACCGTAGCAAGCGATAGCGATGAAGATATAAAAAACCCTAATGCTAATATAGCATTAGTGAGAGGAACTTCTTTTGGAGTATTTACATATCCAAAAGAGTTACCAATGAAAGTTAGTGATTTGATGCAATTTCAAATCGTAGAATACAAAACACTCTCACAATCAAGAAACGATCAATCAAATACCAATCAGGTACAAACCCCAAGTGCATCTGATATAATTAGTCCCACACTAAGAAGAACAAAAAATGTTAAAGATATAAAAGGAACAATCAATTTGGCAATTCAACCACCATTATCTGATACTAATGGAGTCAACTGGACAGACACTGGAATCAACCTGGTTCAACTAGGTATTGCAGCTGGAGCTCTAGGGTTCATACAAGGTGGTATTGAAGGTGCTACTGGTGCCATAAACTCAATGACGGACACGGCTGCAGGAAGTAGTGAATCAATTCGAAAAGCACTCCAGACATACTTTGCAGGGAAGGCATCTCAAACGAGTAACCTATTAAGTAGACTTACTGGTAGTGTTTTGAATCCAAATCTAGAAACACTATTCGAAGGTCCAAGAACAAGATCATTTAATTATCAATTTCAATTCACTCCTAGAGATGAAAAAGAAGCAGTAGAAGTCAGGAGTATCATTCGTACATTTAAAGAAGCAATGGCAATCAAGAGAACTGCAGGACTAGGATTCTTAAAAGCACCATATGTTTTCAACATTAGATACTTATATAAAGGTGAGAATGTTGATCACCCATACATTGGACGAGTCAAAGGTCCATGTGCACTCAAAGATATGCAAAC